CAGGGCCCCCCGGGGTGTGTGTCAAGCGCATCCCTCTCTCTACGAAAGGAACACAATGAGTCCAAGACCCTGGTACCGACCGTTCGATCCAATCGAACAGCCGAACAAGCCGGGACCGACAGTGAAAGGTAGGTACAAAGTTGAAAAACTTGTGTACACCTCAAAGTCGGGCGCGGCGTCGAATCCCACTGTTAAGCAAGGCACAGCCTATGCTGCAGTGGATCGGCAGGTTATTGAGACTCAAGGCCATCCTGTTTCCCTTCTGGGGAAGCGTACTGGTCTCGACATCGGTGGTGCCTTCCGTAACTCTAGAGTTACGGTCGAAGGTGGCGGCGGTATCTCCGTGGATAGAATCATCACGGGGAACCCATCCGCCATCGTCGCAGCATCCGGCTTTTACTACGCCTCTCCCGAGGCAGCCGGAGTGTGCGGCCAGGCTCTCACGAACGCAAGTTCAGAGAAAACCTGGCTCGAGAGTTCGCTTCCGCCCGCAACTGATTTACAGATGTTGCGGGACGGAGCTACAGCAATCTCTCGAGTTGCACCCACCAACCCTTTGGTTGATCTTTCCACATCACTTGCCGAACTGTTTAGAGAGGGATTACCATCTCTCCCTGGACGGTCCGGTGGTGCGAGCGGAGAATACCTGAATTACCAATTCGGGGTTGCTCCACTTGCTTCAGATGTCCGCGATTTGCGGTCGGTTCTCTCTCGCGCTGACGCCCTCTGGCGTAAGTACGAAGAGAATTCGGGAAAGGGCATGCGGCGACGTTATACGTTCCCTGAAGACAGGACTACAAGTTCTGTCGTCAGTTCGTATCGCGTACCAAATGCCGTCAGGCTCGAAAGTGGGTCCACTGATGGACTCACCGGCCTGCTCATTCAACCGGGCACGTTGTGGCAAAGAACTGAGACGCGAAAGCGTACTTGGTTCTCCGGTAGCTTTACGTACTATCTACCCGATAGTCCGTTAGCTGCCGGTCTTGCCCGGCTGGATCACCTTTACGGTCTCCAGCCTGGAATTGATACAGCGTATCAACTCACACCGTGGTCATGGCTGATTGACTACTTCGCCAATCTAGGTGACGTGCTTGAGAATCTCAACACGTTCACCATGAGTGGACTAGTCATGCCCTACGCGTACGTGATGTCGGAAACGACTATCACGACCGAATCCAGACTCGATTATGAGATCTGGGCGGGCAACGGTTGGAAGAAGGCAACTTTGACCGACACAGTCACGCGGAAGATACAACGCCGCGTGCCAGCCCATCCTTTCGGATTTGGGGTGTTGGATTCCGGGTTAACCGGGAAACAACAGTCCATCTTGATTGCACTTGGTCTTAACCGGGTGTAACGCGACAGGCTCGCCGTGAGGCGCCCGTCCACGTCTGTAGTCAACCGACTGCAGTCTGATCGGGCCGGTATGTAAATACCGTCCCATACCACACCAGAAGGATTCTTCCGATGGCATTTTCTGATCCCATCTCCGTCACCATCAACGCCGTCGCCAAGTCCCTTTCGAGGGTCAACAGCGGCGATCGTTGGAGCTCTTACGAGCTTGCGAGCGATGGCCTCGCCTTCAAGATCTCTCATGTGATCAAGAAGCGGGCCTCGCGCATGGTGCGACTCGACCGGACCGTTGTTCGAGTGGATGCCCTCACGGGCCTCTCCACTCCGGTCACCGACAGCATCTGGATCGTCTACAACGCCCCAGCTGGACTCACTGTTCCGCTTGCGGAGCAGAAGTACATGCTGACTGCGATTGCAGACTACATCAAGGTTGCCGGCAATCAGGACAAGTTCCTGAATGGCGAGTCGTAGGAGGTCGCTTTTATGCGACACAACCCAACGCAAAACGGGATCCCATCGGCGGTCTCTGCCTAGCCCCCTGAAAGGGTGAGCAGTTTGAATGACCGGATAGACCTATGGCGTGCTGTCCACGAAGATCTCGTGGACAAATGCGCGGCCACAGCACCCCAGAGTTCGCATCATGTCATGATTTACACTGACATCGAGCGAACCTCACCTCGCGACCTTGAAACAGTCGCTAGGCGAGTGAAGACAGAAGGTGAGAGCTTCTTTACTCTCACTCTTCCAGCATTCGGAAAAGAGTTCTTGCGAGCTCTCGACCGAGGCTGCCTGTTGTCTACGGACTTCGTAGGTTGGTCCCACGGTTCATACCGAGGATCAGCTCACGGTGAGTTCAAAGACGGACCCAACTTTCTCAAGTGGGCCTTGCAGGTTGTCTTTGCGGCACGCCACGTCTGCTCAGCAGAGCCTTACATCATGCACCCATGCACCGTTGAAGGTGCGGGTCAGCTCAGATCAGCCCCACAGGGCTGGTACGAGCGTGACACCGCGTCGGGTAGGACCGAGTTCGTACAATCTACGGACTCGTCTTACTCCGAAGTCAATCGGCGCACGTATGATGAAGATTGGGCTGCAGAGAGCGTCCACGCAATTCTCCAACTTTCGGGTTTATACTCGAAGGAGAAGCGGCTGGCATCAGATGCCAAAAACCGCGCTGCGCTAGACGCCTACGTGGCGACGGATCTGGAACTGGTTGATCATCTTCAAGGGGAGAACTTCCCCTCTCTCCATGACATGTTGAGTGTCAAGAAGGTGGTCACACTAGCTTTCGCTTCAACTTTGACCGGAGTAGACCGCGAGGTCTATGACGGCACGTTGTTGCCAAAGCACGGTCCAGGAGCTACTGCCGACAAGCTTGTCGGTAATGAGAAGTGGCTCTTGGCCGAGTGGACCGAACGTTTGCAAAAGGTATTCCCTGTTGGGGAGTACCTCTACGCAAACGACCTCATCTACCGGGACTCTAACGAGTCGATCGTGTTCCGAACCCCAGGAGAAGAGCGACCCGTAAAGGTCGTTCTTGTTCCTAAGACGCAGGCAACACCACGAGTTATTGCAATTGAACCCACATGCATGCAATTTGTGCAGCAGGCGTTCATGCGCAGTCTCGTTTCCGGTTTGGAGAAGCACGCGAGCTCGAAAGAGTTCGTAGGCTTCACCGACCAGGAGCCGAACCAGCGCCTTGCGGCGCTCGGTTCGAGCGGCGGTGGTCTTGCTACGCTAGATCTTAGCGAAGCTTCAGACCGAGTTGCCAACTGGCTTGTTGAAGAGCTTTTCGCCGATTTCCCTCATTTTCTTGAGGGCATTGAGGCGTGTCGCTCAACGCGTGCCAGTCTGCCTGACGGGCGTATCATTACGCTCGCCAAGTTTGCGTCTATGGGTTCCGCCCTCACATTCCCAATCGAGGCAATGGTGTTTTCCGCCATTGCTCTCGTGGGAGTGTGCCGAGTGAGGTCCCTGCCCCTCAAAGCGAGTTCACTACGCTCGCTAAGAGGAATGGTGCGTGTCTACGGGGATGACATTATTGTCCCCGATGACTGTGCCGAACAAGTCGCCGATTTGCTTGAGACCTTCGGGTTCAAGGTGAATCGGCGCAAGTCTTTCTGGACTGGCGAGTTCAGAGAGTCTTGCGGCAAGGAGTTCTGGCGAGGCCGTGACGTAACACACGTCAAGGTTCGGACCGAACTACCTGCAGACTTGCGCTCCGCAACGGAAGTGATATCCACATCAAGCACACGCAATCAGCTTTTCGAAGCTGGTTTTGTGAGTGCTGTGGAGTTTCTCGACACGGTACTGTTCCAGGTCACACACCACAAGTACCCGATCGTAGAGGCAACATCACCTCTGATAGGGCGCCTTGCGCTCGACCGTCCCTCAGGGGACGGTTGGGACCCGGACTTGCACGTACCCGTTGCTGTTGGGTATGTGCCTGTTGCGAAAAGTCCAGTTTCCATACTGGACGGACCGCGCGCTCTCCTCAAGTACTTTCTCTCTCCATCAGAGGAGAAAGATCACTTGGAACGGAGCGGACGTCCACGAGCCGTTCGCATGAAGCTCGTGAAGGCCCCTGTCTGGTAGTTCAACTACCAGCAGGGTGAGGCCGCGTGGAAGCGGCCTCAGGAGGGGTAGTGTTCCCCTCTCCATCGGGCAGTCGGCTACAGGGTAGCCCCGACA